ATGAAATTCGATAGCGAGGAGGTTTTGCTTCGTCGCTTCAAACAAATCTGGATGAATGATTATCCTGATGTAGTTACAGGTTGGAACGTAGAGTACTTCGATATTCAATATATCATTACTCGTATGAAAGTTCTATTTGGCGAAGAATGGGTTAAAGATCTTTCTCCTTGGCGCAACCTCCGTCAACAGGTTCGTGAATTCTTTGGTAAACCACAATCGACATATATTATTTCTGGTATTACAGTTGTCGATTACATGGATGCTTTTAAAAAGTTTGGTTACAAATATGGTCCTCAAGAGTCTTACAAACTTGACCATATCGCTTATGTAGTTCTCGGTGAAAAGAAACTTGATTATTCTGAGTACGGTAATCTTACCAATTTGTATGAACAAAATCCACAACTTTACCTGGACTATAACCTTAAAGATACTTGGCTTATCCAACGTTTCGAAGATGAAACAGGATTGCTCTCGTTGGTTATGACTGTTGCGTATGGAGGTGGTGTTAACTACTCTGACGCTTTTGGCACGGTAGGTATTTGGGAAACTACTCTATATCGCCGTCTTATTAAAGAAGGTCGCGTACCTCCACTTAAAGGTGGTCCTGGTGCGCGTGCAGGTGAACTTGTCGGTGGTTATGTTAAAGATCCAAAAGTTGGTATGCATCCGTGGGTTGTATCGTTCGATTTGAACTCTCTGTATCCGCACTTGATGCTGCAATATAATATGTCACCTGAAACCTATATTGAAGATCGTCGTGAATATGTTTCTCAAGAAATGGTTCTATCAGGTAAATACCAAAACAATGATAAGTCTGTATCAGTATGTGCAAATGGTGCATGCTTTACAAATGAATTTAAAGGTGTAATTCCTGAAATCATTGACGAATACTACGGTAATCGCTCTAAGATTAAGAAAAAGATGCTTGAAGTAGAACAAGCTCTTGAAAATGCTAAAGGTACTGAAAAGTTTGCTCTCAAACGAGAAGCTAATCAATTACACAACCAGCAAATGGCTATTAAGATTGCTATGAACAGTTTGTATGGTGCAACAGCAAACATTTACTTCCTCTACTATATTAACGATATGGCCGAGGCAATTACAACTTCTGGCCAATTGTCTATTCGATATGCTCAAAAATCTGTTAATGAGTATCTTAATAAGCTTCTTAAAACTGACGACAAAGATTATATCATTTATATTGATACCGATTCAATTTATGTTGACATGGCTCCTGTTGTAAAAGCTTCGTTTGGTACTGTTGACATCGATCGTGCTAAAGGTGAAGAGTTCCTCGATAAAGTATGTAAGATGAAGATCGAAGAAGTACTTGAAAATGGTTACAAAGAACTTGCCGAGCGTATGGGTGCTTATCGCCAAGCTATGGTAATGAAACGTGAAAAGATTAACGATAAAGCCGTTTTCATCGCTAAAAAGCGTTATATTATGAATACACTCAATTCTGAAGGTGTTCACTATGAAACTCCTAAGATTTCTGTAACCGGTCTTGAATCTGTTCGCTCTTCAACTCCTGAAGTATGTCGTGATAAACTTAAACAAGCATTTAAAGTTTTGATGAATGAAGATGAATCTGCAATGCAAAACTTCATCGAAGAATTTCGTCAAGAATTTTATAAGCTACCTGCAGAAGATATTGGTCGAAATTCAGGCACAGATAATATTGACAAGTATCGTGACAAAATTAACTTGTATAAAAAAGGTTGTCCGATGCATGTTCGTGGTTCTATTCTATACAACCACTATCTAAAAGAAAAAAGCTTGAACAAAAAGTTTGAAAGTATCGTTGGTGGTGATAAGATTAAATTCTTATATCTTAAAACTCCAAATCCAATCCGTGAAAATATTATTTCATTTCCTGGCGTACTTCCAAAAGAATTTGGTCTTAACCAGTATATTGATTATGAAACTCAATTTGAAAAGGTATTTCTTAGCCCTCTCGAATCAATTCTAGAAGCTATTGGTTGGTCGGCCATAAAGGTTAATACACTTGAAGATTTCTTTGCGTAAGGAGAAAAATTATGGCTAATTGGCAACGCCGTTTAGAAGTTTTAAAAGCTGCCCACAAGCATCAGCACGCTATTGTAGAAAGTTTAGAAGCAGAAAAAGCGCCACATGACGCTATCTCGTCAGCTAAAAAGAAAAAACTACAACTTAAAGATCAAATCACTGAAATTGAAATGCAAATGAAGGTTAAATAAATGCTTATTGATAATGAAATTAAGCTTGATTATAAAGATGTTCTTATTCGACCAAAACGTAGTACCCTTGGAAGTCGTTCGGAAGTAGATATTAATCGTAAGTTTACTTTCCGTAATTATGATGCTCCATTCGAGCATGAAAATTGGGAAGACGTTGCGTATGATGGAATTCCTATTATGGCTGCTAATATGGATGGTGTTGGTACGTTTGAAATGGCTGACACTCTAGCAGATCAAAGAATTTTTACTTGTCTTGTTAAAACATATTCTGAAACTGAACTTGTTTGCTTTTTTGATCCAGAAGATGAAAGCCGATTCTTGCCTCGTTCTGATTATGTTGCAATGAGCATTGGTATTGGTCATGCAGATGAAATGAAGTTTCGTAATGTATATGAACAAGTTGGTTATAATCTAAAATATGTTTGTATTGATGTAGCTAATGGTTATACAGAACGTTTCGTAGAGTTCATTAAAAACTTCCGTATGAACTATCCACACGTCGTAATTATTGCAGGTAACGTAGTTACTGCTGATCAAACACAGGAGTTAATTTTAAATGGCGCAGATATTGTTAAAGTGGGCATCGGTCCTGGAAGTGTTTGTACAACAAGGATCCAAACTGGTGTTGGTTACCCTCAGCTTTCCGCTGTTATTGAGTGCGCTGATGCTGCTCACGGTCTTGGCGGCCACATCATTGCGGATGGTGGCTGCAGCACTCCTGGCGATGTAGCAAAAGCTTTTGCTGGAGGCGCTGACTTTGTAATGCTTGGTGGTATGCTTGCTGGACACGATCAAGGTGGCGGCAAAGTTATTACTAAGTTTTATAAAACAAATGAACTAGTAGAAGGTTCATGGGATAAACACGTAGAAGAACGCAAACAGTTTGTAAAGTTCTATGGTATGAGTTCTAAATCTGCAAATGATAAACACTTTGGTGGATTGAAAGAATATCGTTCATCAGAGGGAAGAACAGTGTTGACAAAATACAAAGGTGATGTTAATATAACTATACAGGATATTCTTGGTGGCGTACGCAGTACATGCACTTATGTTGGTGCTTCTACCTTGAAACAACTTTCCAAATGTACAACTTTTATCCGCTGCAATGACACTCACAATCGTGTCTTTGAAAGTGCAACTATTGGTAATTAAGGAGAATACGATGAGTGATTGGGCAAATGATATTGCAATGATGCACCACAAGTTTGGTTTACAAGAATGGTTTGAAGCCAACAAAGATAACAAAGATCTGATGCGTAAGTATTTGCACTTCCGCCTGAAGATGTGTAACGAAGAGATGCAGGAATCATACGATGCATTCCTGCAGGGCAACCCTGAAGAGATTGTAGATGGTCTGATTGACCTATGTGTCTTTGCTATTGGTACACTGAACGTATTCGGTGTAGATCCAAACGTTGCTTGGGATCGGGTATACGAAGCTAATATGGCAAAAGAACCTGGTATCAAGCCTGGCCGTCCGAATCCATTCGGTCTACCCGATCTACTGAAACCATCGGGTTGGACTGCGCCCAGTCATGAAGGTAATCACGGAGATCTTGATAAAGCTTTGTAACAAGTGTTTCATGTTAGCACAAACATTGTTATGATACCGTTAACATGTTAAGACTCTCTCATAAATAATTTTTATAGCAGGGAGGCTTATCATGACATACTTTCAACGTAAAGAAGCAAATCGTTTGTATTGGATGGTAAAAGGCCACCTTATTCCTGAGTCTTGGAGTGAAAAAGATATTATGAAAACTTATGATTCATATATGACAAGATTGTGGGGTAATTGCGAAAGAGCTGAATATAGCTCGTTTGGATTCGAAGCTGCTTGGGCGGCAAGACAAGCAAAAAAAGTTTCAAAGCTTTAACTGTTACATTTTTATCACAATAAAAAAAGATTGGAGGAAGTGGTTGACATTTCCTCCTTTTTAACTTATAT